CTCGTTACGGCTCACCCTGTACGGCGTGGCGATTTTGGAGTTCAAACTTTTGGTACTAGCCTCGCTACATGAGTGAGGAAAACAAGAAACCTTCATTGATTGACGATGCGCTCGCCGAAATCGGGCGCATCGCCTTTCTTGACCCTGCAATATGTACAGGGTGGGTTTTAGTATCAGAATGGATGGGCGAGGGAGATAAAGATTATTGGACACTCACACTAGCCGATGATGATAACCCTGACTGGAGACATAAAGGTTTAGTTCATCACGCTTTAGCAACATGGGAGGCGGAGATGACATCGGATTCAAAGATGAGCCAACAGATTGAGAAAGAACGAATAGCCCTTCTCAAAGAATTGCTTGAAGAACGCTTTGGAGTTACAACACGCGATAGCGCTGAATCCATCGAATCTAATAAATAGTCTGTCACAATTACAACATGGGTTTAAGTTCTTTTGTTGATGAGGCTCCGTGCCGTAACTCTGACCCATGGCTTTTTGACCAATATCAAATTGATTTAGCAATGCCCGCTTTACAAATATGCAAAGGCTGTCCTTTTTGGCAAAACTGTAACGATGTAGTTGAGCCTAAGAGTAATTTCTTTGATGGAGTTTGTGCGGGCAAGGTATGGCGGAATGGTCGCGTTTTGGCTAAGTTAGATTCTGCTTTCCCAAACCGTTTGATAGTTGGAGAGGAATTAGATGATGAAACCATGGCAGTTCGAGGGAGCGAGTTGCACGGGAGTGGAGACGGATTATTACTTTCCCGAGAAGAACAAAATCAGCCAAGAGAATTTATTAGCAAAGAAGATTTGTGATAGTTGTATATGGAAAACAGAATGTCTGACCTATGCGTTACATTTCAAAGTGCTGGGTATTTGGGGCGGAACAAGCCTCAAACAAAGAGACCGAATGAGAATAAAACTAAACATAATAGCCAAACCAATGACAAACGAGAGGTATAAAAGATGAGCGCACCAATCACAATCGTAGGAAATCTAGTTGCTGACCCTGAATTAAAATTTACACAAAATGCAAAAGCGTTAGCAACATTCACAGTAGTTTCATCAAAGTCATCCAAGAACGCTGACGGAACTTGGGAAAATACCGACACAACTTTTTGGGACATCAAGGCGTGGGGTAAGACCGCTGAGAATGTTGCAGATGCACTTCGTAAGGGAGTTTCTGTTGTTGTATCAGGAACAGCCGTCCAAGAATCTTGGGAAGATAAAAACACAGGGGCAAAGCGTTCAAAGATTACGGTTACAGCGTGGAGCGTTGGAGCAGACCTTAAGCGCCATTCCTATCATGTGCCAGTAAGCGAGCGCTCAGATGCCTCATTCAATCCACCTAGCCCAGTCTCCGAGTCTGACCCTTGGAGTGTGCCTTTATCTGACATTGCGCCTTTCTAACCCTGATGTAGTATTATTAGGGTTAATAAACTCTCGAAAGGGGTTGTAAATGGCGTGGACTGATTTCTTCACAAAGGAGTTAGCAGGTTCAAAAGTTGTTGTTGATTCAAATGGCAAACCATTTGTATCTCAAGAGATTGCCGTAAAAGAGTATGTTGAGATTGAGTTAAACATCCAACACGATGTTTTGCCATACAACATCTACTTCCGACGCTTTGACGCAATTGGTGGCGAACTAGAAAACCGTCTCTTTGCTCAAGTTGGCGATAGAGACTTGGCTTTGAAATCTGCTTTAGGAATAATTACCAAAAGAATTAACTCTTTTGAATTTGTCCTAGACGACTATTAAAAAAGCCTAAATCCGCTTAACGGTATAATCGACGGGTGTACGATAACCTTTCACCGAATAGTGAGGGTGTCGTGTCTGTTTTAGGGGCTTTCGCAATTCAAACTCACGAAGTATTTTCGGAGTTATTGAGAGCGGGATTCAACGAGGAACAGGCAATAGCAATCGTCGTCGGATTAGCAACTAAAGAGTAGAGGATTAAATGGCTGAGAAAATAACGCCTGATTTACAAGAGTTTGGCTCTACTGGTCTGCGTCGCTCAGGCGGCACCATTTTTGAAGAATTTTTAGTTAATCTTCGCGGACAACGCGGTGCAAGAATTTATCGAGAGATGGCGGATAATGACCCGACCATCGGCTCAATGTTATTCGCAATCGAGAAAGTTATCACTCGTCTTGAATGGCGTGTAGACCCTTTCTCAGATGATTCTCAAGACGGAGATATTTCTAAGCAAGATAAAGAAGTAGCGGTTTTCGTAGAATCTTGCCTTCATGATATGAGCGAGTCTTGGGACTCTGCCCTATCTCAAATGCTTTCAATGCTTGTCTTTGGTTTTTCATATCATGAGATTGTTTACAAAATTCGTGAAGGCGATACAAAAGACCCACAGCGTAAATCAAAATATACTGATGGTCGTATTGGCTGGCGCAAGATGCCTATTCGCGCCCAAGAAACTTTATTCCGTTGGGAAATAGATGAAGATGGCGGAATTCAAGCCATGGTTCAAGTAGACCCATCAGCGGGTGGTATCCATACAATTCCAATCGAGAAGGCTTTGCTATTCCGTACCAGTTCACAAAAGAATAACCCTGAAGGTCGCTCTCTTCTTCGTAACGCTTATCGCTCATGGTATTTCAAGCGCCGTATTGAAGAGATTGAAGCAATCGGTATTGAGCGTGACTTGGCTGGATTGCCAGTTGCTTATGTACCACCTGAGTTTCTTTCATCAACAGCAACAGCGGAGCAAGCCTCAGTCCTCGCATCAATCCAAAACATCGTCACATCAATTAAGCGTAATGAGCAAGAGGGAATTGTTATGCCCTCTATGTATGACGACCAAGGACACAAAGTATTTGATTTAGTTCTTTTATCTTCAGGCGGTTCCCGTCAGTTTGATACAGACAAAGTTATCCAGCGCTATGACCAAAGAATTGCAATGTCAATCCTTTCTGACTTTATTCTTCTTGGCTCTGACCGAGTTGGCTCCTACGCCCTTGGAACTTCCAAGATGGATTTATGGTCGATGTCAGTTGATTCAATCGCTAAAAATATCGCTGAGGTTATTAACCAACACGCTATTCCTCGCTTATTAAAACTTAATGGCATGGATGTATCCCGCGCTCCTTATCTAACTTATGGCGAAGTAAGCCATGTTGATTTGAATGAGATTGCTGGATTCGTAGGCAACTTGGTACAAACAGGTGCAATAGTTCCTGACCCTAAGTTGGAAGAGTATCTACGCGACTTGGCTGGATTACCACCTGCTGAACATGATGGACAGAATTTTGGTATGCCTCCTATGCCTGAAGGCGCAGGGATGCCTCCTATGCCTGAAGAACCAGCGACATCGGGCGAGGAAGAATTACCACCTGCTCCAACTACGGAGGCTCCGCAACCCCCTGAAGTTGGTTAGCAATGGCATTACATTTCGTTCATCCATTTGAGAAGGCGCGAAACAAAAGAGTTCCGCTGACACCTCAAGAACAAGAACTTGCTCGTACACTTTACGAATCTATTCAACGAGCCACGGATAAAATATCTATGCGCCAACTTGAGGCTTTGCTTCGCAACATGAATCCCGAAACTTTAGAGCGCTTACTGCAAACAATAACTATTGCCAATCAGAAAAGGATTCAAGAGACACTCATCGCCTCTATTGAGATTGGCGGTAAAGATGCCATCAAACAAATTAAGAGTATCGCCCCCAAGTTAGCCTTACCATCTTTCTCACCTAAGCCAGTTCCTATTGCTAATAAAAGACCTATGGCTAACATGGAGTTCACACAGATTCCTGATTGGGCAAAACCTAAGCCTCCTAAGGTTGAATTCACAATGTCATTTAATAAAACAAATCCAAACTCTTTAGCCTTTGCTCAAAGACGCGCTGGAGAACTGGTTACCTTTATTGACGCAGTTACCCGAGACTCTATCCGTAAAGCAATTATTGACGCTTTCAACGAAGGTATGGATTACAGAGCAACCGCTAAAAGAATTAAAAATGTTGTCGGTCTACATCCTCGGTGGGCTGATGCTGTCACAACTTTTGAGAAGAAAGAGTTTGCTCGCTTAGTTCGTAGCGGATTAAAAGAAGCAACCGCTCGCGCTCGCGCCACCGAACGCGCTACCCGTTATTCAGATTCTCTAAAGAGTAAAAGAGCCACCATGATTGCTCGTACAGAGATTCAGATTGCTCAAAATGAGGGACGCCAAGAGGGATGGAATCAAGCGTCTGAGCAAGGCTATGTAGATGTTGAATCACAAAAGATGTGGGTCATTGCTCAAGATGAACGCACTTGCCCTATCTGTACTGAACTAGATGGCGAGATAGTTCCTTGGAATGAAACTTTTTCTAGCGGTCATGAAACCCCAGGCAGAGTTCATCCTAATTGCCGTTGTACCATGGTAATTATTCCACCCGAAAGAAGAAAGCGATGAGCATAACAATCGCATTTCCAGTCGGATATAAACCAGTTCTCAAACACGGTGACCACGACCAATCCAGCCACGGTTCATGGGCTACTGGTGCAGAGTTAGCGGATTGGAACCCAACAGGTTCCGTCCCTGAAAGTCCTCGCAATGCTGGAGGAATGACACCTAAATCGTGGGAAGCGTGGGAACACGGTCCCGATGGACAAAACTTTATTGCTTTATTTAGAAAATATGCTTGCGAAGAATTAGGTCTTGAAGTTCCCAAAACACCTTTTGACGAAGGTGGATATTTGAATTACATGATGGATAGAGGCTGGGGTAAACCAAGCCGTGATGAGGCAAAGGGGATGCTAAATGCAATCGCAAACGGCAAACCTCAACCAGCGTTATACCGAGGAATGACTGAATCAAGCGACCCACAAGACCAAGCAAGTTTAGATGCGTTGCTTTCAACTAAGCCTGGGGATACCTTTGATATGCCATTAGTATCAACTTCTCGCTCTCTTGGAGTTGCTACTTGGTATGCGGCAGATACGCCTGGAGTTGGTAAAAATAGCGTTGTTATGAAAATTCAGGAAGGCGCTAAGGGAGTTGCCCTTAAAAAAGAAAATAGCACCTATCCTCAAGACCACGAAGTAATTACAAGCGGAAAATTTGAAGTTGTTTCTGTTAATAAAGTTGCCACCCCTTATTGGAGCCGAAGTATATTTGAGCCTAGATTTACGCCTGGAGACGCTGAATATCCTGACACCTATCAGATTGCCACATACGACAAAACAAGGTTTACTCCCGAGCAAGCAAAAACAGCATGGGAAGCAGTCTCAAATGGCAACTACAAATCTTTGGAAACTCCTACTTTCAAATTGACTCAAGATAGAAACGGCAAGGGGTTATCAAGTTGGACTAAGCAAGAAGGCAGAGAGTTTACAGTCATAGAGGTAAAAATGGTCGAGCCGCACACAGTTCAAAAAGCAAAAAGTTATGGAAATGATTTCTTTAATCTTTTCAATAATATGCCTTTTATCCATGATGAAGCCGAAGATGTAGGCAAACACGGCGAGCATGACCAATCAAGTCATGGGTCTTGGGCTACGGGTCAGGGCGATTTTGATGATGAAAAAGATTATGATGCGGCATATAGCACTTATTCCGAAAAGTATGGTGTAGATAAAGAGGGTAATACTGTTGGAATAAGCGATGAAGAAATTGGAGCAATAGAGGATTATACAAGCGAGGGTTACAAAGGCATAAATTCTATGTTAAGAGCAGGAAGTTCTTTATACGAAATTTCTCAAGAAGAAAGAATAGAATATCTTTCGGAAACTTCAACCAGCACAGGAGAAAGAGCAGAACAAGAATTTAGGGAAAAAAATGATTTTCCTGATAATTATGAATTAACCCCACCTGAAGTAGAAACGGCTTACGATAACTATGCGAGGGTTCATAGAGACGAAATAGATAGTTATGTTTTGGAAGTAAAAGAATTTCCCTATAACGATGATGAATTTACAGACAGAATTATTTCCTTGGACAAAACCATAGGTGACGCACCAGTTTTATTTGGTGACAAAAATTTATATCGCGCCATGAGCAACAATGTTTTAGAGGGAATGAAAGAAGGCGACATAGTTACAGATAGAGGTTACCTATCAACAACAAGAGCAAACCTAACCGTGGATACATTTACTCGAGAGCAGTTGGGTTCGATTAAAGATTCAACTGACGACACCGTAGCCGTAATTTTACCTAACGCAAGTAAAAGCGGTAAAGGTTTTGCCGTTGATATGTGGGCAAAACTTTCCAATAGAGAAACTGATACAAGAAACAGAGAACAAGAAATTTTACTTCCCCGAGATACACCTCTAAAATTTCTTGGATATAAAACAGATGTCGGAACTGAGGCTAGAGTGGCAGTCTTTCAAAGGATGGACAAATGAGTAGATTCATAACTGACACCCTTGATGGCATTGAGATAACCCGAGCCAAAGATGTAGCCAAACACGGCGAGCATGACCAGTCAGAGCATGGCAACTGGGCTAGAGGTATCGAGGTAGCCCCTGAGATAGTCCGCTCGACCCTAGAACGGGTCAAGGAGAACGGTGGTCTCTCGGTCAATCTAAAGGATGGCTCGGAGCCTACAAAGGGCTTTATGGTCGCTAAGGGCAAGAAATACGCGGCGATAGTCAAGGCTGACGATTTCTTTGATGAAACCAAGGGCGCTGAGATTCTTTCTTCCTACATGAAACGCAATAAAGCCGACCTCGCAACGGGGAAAAACTACCTCGGTTTATGGCATAATCAGGACGATGGACAAGTTTACCTTGATGTTTCCGAAAACATCATGGACGAGAATGAGGCTACTTCTCGGGGTCGTGACCGCGACCAAATCTCAATTTGGGATGTAGCAAACTTCAAGGAGATACAGACAGGAGGTACAGGTGGCATCGAAAAAACTCGAGGCAGTAGAACTGCCCGATTTGTCACAAATGACAGACGAACAGATAGACGCTTACGCCAAAGAAATTTGGGCGAAGTTAGCAAAACCCTCAAAGTAATTTATTTTGACTTTGGGTTAAAACCCGTATTAAAGCATGAGGGACATGAGGACCAGTCAAGCCATGGCAACTGGGCAACGGGGCGCACAGACGAACAAATTGCTCGTATTGAATCTATGAAAGATGTTGGTCCCTCGGGCGATGAGATTAGAAATACTCTTACACCTTCACCAGTTGAAGATTATGAAATCCGTTTATTGGTTGAAAATAATCCTGCTTTATATCGGATATTTTCAGAAAGAGTACAAGAAAAAATGACAGACCGCGAATATGAAATTTCTCAAATGTCTGAAAATGAAAAAATTCGTGTTGAGGAACAACTGATGGAGTTAATCACGAATGAATACATTGAAGATAATCGTGATGATTTAGCGTCTCAAATTAGAGACGAAAGAGGTGAAGAACGCCTAGGCGCAGAAGAAGTGACTATGCGGTTAGCAGAGGTCTTTGATATTGAACATACTGGAGAAGACCGAGACGGAAATGAAAGAACATTTTCCAGCAAGGTTGAATATGGTGATGATGATGG